AGCATTGAAATCGTCTTGAGGTCTTAATTCTTCTTCAGGCTCTTCTCCTTCAACAGAAACTTCTAATTCCTCTTCAATCTCATTGTTCTCAGGATCTGTAGCTTTTAATTCTTCTTCGACAGTAGTTTCGTTTTTTTCAACAGCCATATATTTTTATCCTTTTAGCCTTGTCATGGCTGAATATCAACTACATTATTTTAGTTGCTTTTTTTCTGCCAAGTTTACAACCTCTAGCCATAACGGACGTACCTGATTTATAACCCATAGGTTTCATCATCATGCCACCACCCATTTTTTTAGAAATCTTTTCACCTATACTTCTAGCTATAGGCCCTGCTGCTCCTGCGGGAGTTAATGATCTTCCAGCAGCTCCTAATTTTCTTAAAGCATCCGTAAACATTTTTCTTCTTCTTGCTTTTGAACCTTCTCTAAGTCTATCCCTTTTCATTGGATTCTGAGAACCTAGAGTAGATATAACTGCTCTTCCTCTTGGACTCTTTTTAGGAAATGCTTTTTTAACTCTTTCGTCTCTAGTTCTTGGATCGTTTTTGACTGCTTTACCTTCTTTAGCTTTTAAAGGAATCATTGGTCCTCTTTCAGGAGCTTGAAGCTTTGGTCTTTTTGGTGCTTTACGTCCACCAATTTTTTTTAACATTCTATTAACTCTTTTTAATTTATTTGTAGCAACACCTATTCTACTTTTAAGCTCACCTTTTGTACCTGTATCAGCACCACCGCCTTTATTATATTTCATCATACCTCCAGATTTAACTGCAATACCTTTTTTCTTTTCAGAAATTTTTTGTTTATCTTTTTCCATATCTTTTTTTCTTTGTTCCATTTTTCTTTGAGAATCCATCATGTCTCTCATTTTGTTATATGTATCAAATTCTTTATCAGGCAACGCAGGTATTCCTTGTCTTCTTGTTTTTGCAAACTTACCTCTTTTAGCTCCAAGAATATCTTTTTTCTTTTTAGCTAACAAAGCTGCTGCGCCTAAACCTAATGGCATTTTTTTTCCCTTAAGTTTTTTTCTTAGTTTATCTCCACCAAGACCTAATGCTAAAGCACCCACAGCCGCTTTCATTGGTTTGCCACTCATAGATTTTTCAATGGCCATCCCTCTTTTCTTTTCGTAACTGGAAAGTTTTCCGTCTTTATCTAAATCTGCTTTACCTGGGTTTTTGAGCATAGCTCCTCCTGTTCTTTTTTTTAATAATTTTTTTATTCGACCAGCTACTGTGAACTCACCAACTCTAGATCTGGTTAAATCATCCATGCCTTTTGGCTTTGTAATTTTTTTTAAAGTTTTTAAATATTTTTTATAATCTTTTGCTTTTTCCATAACTAATAATATTTATACTCTTTTTCAAATTTTATTGGCGGGTCGTCCCAATCGTCCGAGTACGTTGTAACAAATCCACCTTGTCGATATCTTAACACAGCTTGGGTCATAGAATCAACATAGTCATCGTATTGTCCGTTAGGAAAAGCAGCACATTCTTCAACAACATCTTGTGCAAACTTCTCATCTGTAGGAGCCCAAACCATACCAGACTCAAACACCGGTGCACAGCTATTTATTCGAGTATGCTTATCTCTTCCTTTTGCAGGGACAAAATCTATGACAGGGATACCAGCTCGTCTTAACTCATGAATTAATGGTTGCCCTGATGCTTTGGCCTCAACGATAACTGTTTCAGGTTCCCAATAATGATATTGCTCTAAGGCCAGATTCTTTAAATCAGGAAAGTCATATCTTCCCTTTATTGCATCTAATAAAATTATGTGATCCTCATATCCTTCTACAGGTTGGAATATTCCCCATGTTGTAATTGCAGAGTAATCTGCAGATTCTTTTGCACTAAATGCAGTATCGTAACTTTGTATGACGTGTAGCAATTTAGGGAGGTATTCTTTATCGTAGTTGTTCCACCATTCTCTTTTGATGATCGCACCTTCTTCTGACGTTGGGTCCTGCATATACTGTGCGTTCCAGTTCTTCGTGGACACCGATGCTTTGACCGCTTCTAAATCTTTTATATTCCAATACTCAGGCCAAACAGGTTTACCCGATGGCATAATTGCAGGAAACTCAATTACTCTCCACTTATCAGCTTTTGGTTCCGATTGAGCCTTCACTAATCTTCCTGTTAGATCGTCCGTGGCCCAACGAGTCATTACCACTACAATTCTTCCACCTGGTTGTAAACGTTGTCGTGGTCCTGAACTGTACCATTCATATGCACGATCCATCGCTGAGTCTGACATTGAATCTTGTTCAGTATGTGGATCATCGATAATTAGCAAATCGGCCCCTCGACCAGTTATTGATCCGCCCACACCCGCTGCAAAGTATTCACCACCGTGATTGGTTTCCCACCTACCTTTTGCTTTACTATCTTCTCTTAGTTTAACATCTCCAAATATCATTTTGTATTCTTCGGTTTCCATTAAGTTTCTAACTTTGCTACCGAACCTTGTTGCAAGTTCTGCGTTGTGTGAAACCTGCATCAATTTCATTTTAGGATTACGGCCAATCATCCACGCAGGAAATAAATATGAAGCAAACTCTGACTTAGTATGCCTAGGAGGCATGTTGATGATCAATCTTTTTTCTTTGTTGTTTGCAATGTTTTCAAATGACTTTGCAATTATTTGATGGTGCCCATATTTTTTTGGGTCCTTTGTTTTACGGTAAATGAAATCAGGCCAAACTGCTTTTGCAAAAGCTAAGAAATCATCTTGGCAAATTTTAATATATTCTAATTGCTTCTTTAAAACTAAATCCTTTAGTTCTTCATCTGTTAATTGATCTAAATTCATGGTGCCCCTTTTCAACATAGACTAATACAAAAACACTTTCAACTATTCCATTTCATTTGGGTCCCCTGTGTATCTATTCGACTTGCACCATGTTGCGCGACAGAAGAACCGTTTTTAGACGCGAGGTGCTTTTTTTTTCGCGGATCTGTTTTCGTTTTGCGCTGGCCAATGAGCCTTCTAAATGCACAACGGACAACGGTAAAACAGCGGTCAACGGTGCGCTGTACGTGGTCAGTTAATCGGTCAACAGTAAGCGCGTAAAATGGTCCACGAACAACGGCCATCGGATCGGAATTTTAATAACAAAATCAGGCTTGAGGGCGCGCGGATCTGTAAAAAAAGAACAAATTCTATAAATTTTAAGGGTCTTGTCCTTTTGCCCCTTAACCAAGATCAACACCGTTGCGCCATGCTTAACGGCTCTGTTGATCCATACAATTTGATATTTATTTAATGTCGGATAATTGACCTGATTTGATTTTAATTCACACCAAAAAGATTTGTTTTTATATATTCCAAAAACATCTGGAACACCTGAGACAGTCAGGGTTTCAATTCTGGTTAAAAAATATCCCTGATCACTGAGAGCAATTTTAACTTGTTTCCAGAGTTGCGCTTCAGATCCTGACATGTGATTTAATTACAACATATGTTGTAAAAATACAACACAACTTATACGCGAAAATAATTTGGGGGTGCGACAACTTTGACAGTATTAAAAAATAATGTCTCATATAATCTTATCAATATGAGAAATAATAAAACAAACAACACAGAGGAAACAATGCGAAATAAAATATATGAAAAAAATAGAACTATAAGCAACATAGTAGATTTTTGTAATAATGCCCCTGATGGTCTTATGGAACGTGACGGATTAGTTAGATCGTTACTAAAACAATTATCTCACAAAAAATTAAAACAATTAGAAAAAGCATATTTTGAAAATATGGATCAAGATAAACAAGAGTTTCTTAAAGATCAAATAACATATGAGGAAGGAAAAAAATAATGACGAAACTAAAACAATTTAACATGTACACTTTTGATGTAGGGAAATTTTGCTACACAGAAACAGAGACAGTTGAACAAGCAATTTACAATTTTAATAGAAGAGTAAATTTAGATCCAAACGGGTATTCTCATCCAAATATGGATTACAATTTTCAACCTATTAGAATAATTACTCAGCAAGATATAAAGGATGAAATTGAATTGGACAGATGTAATTCCGAGACAATTTTAAAATTCAATATGAACAAGCTGAATAATTTAATTTTAAAAGAAAACGATTAACAGAGAGGAAACAATGAAAAAACTAACACTAAAAAAACTAGAAAAAATAATGATCAAACTAGTTAAAGACAATCAAGAACACGCTGAAAATATCAGGGTACAAAAAATAGATGACAAAAGATTTTATGTACTTTGTGATATTAGATACCCAGATTTTATAGCTGAAGAGGACCATAAAAGATGGGAAGAAGGACCAGAGTACACGGGTTGGATTGAATGGAAAAAAGGGGACAACCTAAAACAAGACGATGAATTCAATGTCAAATGGGTACAATTTGGAATTGATGAAAACGATAACAATAAATTTTTCTACTCAATAGACGGGTTACCTTCACAAGATTATTTTTGTGATAGCACGGGCTACGGGGTATTAAATGACGGCAAGGCTGTTGAGGGTCTTCAAAAAGATATGGCTGAATATGGGATGATATTTGAACCATATCACTCAATGACGGGCATTTTAGATCATGCTTGTGAAATATAATAACAACGGGGGCGCAAGCCCCCACAACAACAAAGGGAAAAGACGATGAAAAAACAATACATAAGATCAACAAGAAATCTCTATTACAGAGACGAGGACGAGATAAGAATTTTTTATTCTTACAGTACACCCGTTGCATTTGAAAACACAAAAAATGGATTTAACAAAAGATCCATTTCAGAAAATGTCTGGTCAATCACTACGGCCAAGCACTTAAATTGGATTGAAGACTTTTGGGGATGTGAAAGAAAAAGCTTCAGATCCAAACATGAAGACTTTAAAAAGTCATTAGATCAAGCAAGAGAGGAAACAGACGAGCCTAAAAACGATATGATGAAAACAACGGCTATGGTTTCAAAATTGTTTGGATTGCTATCAACGGGGGATGAGCGAGCGATGGAACAGAAAAAAAGATTTTTTGAAATCGCGGGCTGTACGTTTCCTGAGGATTGGAACAGTCTAAGCCTTGAAGAAAAAACAAAAAGAATAAACAAAGCTGAACAATTTGGATTGGGGGAATAATGACAAAGTTTGAATTAATCTGTTGTGTAGGTTTTTATTTTTACATCATAGCGATGGTGGGGGTGTTCTCATGAAAATAAATAGGGATTTACATTTTTTAAAACTACAATGTCAAAAACTTAAAATGTCTAGACGAAATAGACATGTCTATTTCAAAAATTGTCGAGAGGATTTCGCAAATAATGATTTTATAGATTGGCATTTAAAAAGTTTAGCGGGTCAGGTGTCTTATGATAGTTCAACTGTAGGTTGTAATGTTGGATATCATCCCGAGCCGTTGCCATCACTAAGTCAAATTGAAGGGACATTTGAGGGGTAACTATGTTAGATAAATCAGATCAATTGCATGATGATACTATCGAGGACATCATGCAAGAAATCAGGGATCTCAGGGACGCTGATTTTCATGTTTGTAAATACAGTGAATGGCAAGCCAAAGGCGAGCCAGAAACTGATGAAGATACAACTTGTACTTGTGGAGAGTTTGATAAGGTGATTGATAAACTCGAGGCATTAAAATACGGGGGGAAAGCATGAAAAAAAACAATTGTAAAGATTGTGAAGGTTTGGGGTATTTTACGGATGTAATTTCAATCGGGTTGAGTGATCCAATTGATCCGTATCATCAACCCCACACTGAACGATGTGATAGTTGCAAAATATTTGATGATGATAAGCAAGCAGATGATTTTGTAAAATCTAAAAATAAACAGAGAGGGTAAAATGGAAGATGGACAAGCAGAGATAAAAATACGATTAAAAAAAGGTAAGATCACAGTATTACATCATGAGGGTAATTTTAAACTTGCAGAATGGATCGCGAGCAAGGGGGATTGGAATAGACTTTGGGATGTGATCGATAAGATGGTTAAGGATAATCAGGGTATCCGAGCGGGTAAGTAGATTAGAATGATTCTAAACTACTACAATCTAAGGTTGAATTTAGGTGCGACAATAATGTCGTTGATTATCTTAATTACATGGGATATGGTGGGTTA